CATATTGTTAATCAATGCACGGGCAGCTGCGTTACAGACATTCTGGATGTCTTCAATAATCTCTGGAATACCTTTACCCCAGAACGCGCCCGGAGTTTTGATAAATGATGTTTTGGCGTATGGCTTTTCGCCTAGCGGGTCATAGTTAAGCACCGCTTTAATAACGTAGTTACCTACAATCCATACGTTCGCATCATACTCACGAGCTGTATCAGGGATGTCTTCTTCATCTAAACCCCAGTCTATAAGCATCTTACCTGTGACTTTACCCCAGAACTCTAGGGCATCAAAGGTATCAGTAGGACGGTTAAAGGTATGGAACTTACGCTCTTCTTCGTCTTTAGCTAACTCTACATCTTCGTTAATCCAAGAAGAACCGTTACCAATCTCTAGTACCTTACGAATTGCATCTTCGTCATAACCCGGAACACCAATCAAGTCGGCTAGTTCTGTACGGCTAAGCGGGTGATGCTCAAACAAATAACCATCGTTCAATGTAGTAACGCCCGGTTCTGGATAGATTCGGAACGGGTCTACACGCTCAAACTCTGGTGCAATAACTTCATCGGCAGCAACAATAGTTCTACCGGTTTCATCCATCTTATAACCTAGCTTACGTTGGCGACGGACCACTGGTCCTTTCACAAACGCACATGGATAAGTTACTAGGTCTGTAATAAATTCGTTGAACGACTCTGCCCAACCGCCTTGTGCAAACTGGTCAGAAATCTTTAGCTTCATCTTTTGCGCCCGATTATCGGCAGCTTGTAGAAGTTTGAAGCGGTAATCCTGAGAGAACATCTCTTTCATCTCAGCAATATCGTTAGGCGTTGGCGCTTGACCAGTCATCTCTACTTGCTTCACTACTTCAGCAGCGAACAATTCCTGAAGTTCTAGAGTTTGTTGAGGAGAGAGGTCAGGAATAGGTGTAGGTTGCAAGTCCCAAGGAGGGGTACCTGAGTCGAGAAGAATATCACGCAACCAACTTTCGGCTGCTCGACACTTAACTTCTGTGATTTGCATATAGATATCAGAGCCACCTTGTGCGTGAATCTGAGCTAGTTTGTCTGCTTCATACTCGCCATTACGTTGGCGTAGTCCTTTCAGCATAATATTTTCAATAGGCTTCTTAGCTTGTCGTGCAGCATCCCAACAAGTACGCAGGTGAGCAGCAAGACCAAGAATTAACGGCTCACTCTGGCGAGCAGCCAACTCCTTGTCGCGTAGCTCTTGCTCGCGTCTGTTCAGTTCATCATTTCCGACTACTGTAAGCATTATTTAAAACCCTTGCCATCTTTCAATGAGTTAATAAAACTTCGAGCCTCTTTCACTGCAGTTTTAAAGTTTCCTGTTCCACCAGATGCTATACCCATACTCTGAACTGATGCAGTAGCTGCATTTTTCATTTCGTCTACACGGCTCTTAACTTCTTCCATAAGTGCCGAACCACGTTCTGCGCGGCCTCGTTGTTTGGAACCATAATCTTGTTTAGCTTTACGCAGCTCACCCTGAGCTACCTCTGACATCTCAATCTTTTCATCAGGTGCTGCCGAACCAGTTCGAATATACTCATTTGTCTGCCTGCGATTATACGCATCCCAACGTTGTTGGTTTAGCTTCTCAGCAGCTTCTTTATGCTCATTACCATAATATTTTACTTCACCCGGCTTCTCATAAGTCTTTGGCTTTTGGATTTTGAACCTACCATCAAGACGAGTTTTAGGAGCTTTAGCCCAATCTTCCATTGTCGTGTCGTATTCTTTGTACTCCAGTCCTTTACCGGAATCGTCACGGGTGTCTATCTGTCTGTAAGGCTTAGGTGCTGAACTACTTATTACTGTTCTATCTGTAATAGTAGTCGTACCTTCATTCTTATATGTACCGTCTGGCTGCTTAACTAATGGCATCTTTGTCCCCCTCGATATAACTCAGTTCTTTATGGGTGGCTTTTGTGTCATCATCATTCTTATCAATGTACACATATCCACCGTCCTTATACTCTTTAGGACGACGTTCATGGTAACCACTAGTATCCATTTTCTCGTTCTTTGAGAAAATCATGTAAGGTTTACCTTGTCCACATTTCATAGTCAGCCTCCTGAGAATATGTATATATTAACAGAAGTATACACGCAAGTTAAAGTTTGTCGAACAAAAATAAACCCCCCACCGGGGCAAAACAGTGGGAGGTTCTAGGAAGGAGTCAAATGAAACGTTGCTTGACATGTGCATTTTATCAAGTCCAGCCCGCTGCTGCAACCCTCTTTACATCACGTTTCTGTAATGCAAACGCTGCTTCACTGGCGTGGTTAATATGCAACATCAGATATTGTAACGCTTCTGCAACGTGAGAGTGGTTATTTTTTTCGATATTTCCATTTTTGTGATGGAACCTATATCCCCCCATCATCGCAGCTTTCAACTGCGTACAATGTGGGTCTACTAAAAAGGCGCTATCCCCATCAACATGGCGCATCAGGTAATCGTCCACTGCGGATAAACGAGCCGACACACTGTTGGTTTTTGCAGGGATAACGCGCAAACCTTCTGCTTTAATGATGTCCACGGCACTTCGCTCATCCGTCTGCGCACGCTGGATACCGGCTGGGTCAACTACCACTAGGATAGGCGCTCCCATAAATCTGTCATTGATTAAAGGCTTGAGTATGGTGCGGACGAACCGTTGAATGCCCATATCAAAGGACACTGCCTCATCTAGTATCAACGTCCGCCCGCGAGGGTCTTGTTGCCCTATTACTGCTGCAGGTGTCAACCCCAAATCCATCCCGACTACAATAGGGCGTACCCCATTGATTATTGGTCGGAGGGTTTCGGATGCCATGTGATAGTCAGGCCTAAAGTATTTATACACAGGTTGTCCAGCGGAACTTAACCCGTACTCCCCATCAATATACACACGGATGTATTCTTCCGAACGACCCTGTGTGTCGTAGTATCCATCGGGGAGATTCTCAATATTCTCTGCGTATGGGCTGCGTCCTGACGGTTGTTTGAACACATCCCACCCGTTGTCGTTATGACTTACACCATCTTTAGGGTCTAAGCCTTCCATCTGATAGTACCACCAAGTGTCCATAGTCGGAGGGTTAGTGTCCCCCCACATACCATGCCACGTCGGGCCACCATCTTTAGCCGACGGGAAACGACCAATACGTTTAGACATCGCATCAACAATGTCAGGGTGAATATCCCGACACTCGTTAAACCATGCGAACGTCAATTCAAGTGAGTTCAAGTTGGCAACATCGTCCGCGTCGTCTAGCGCACGGAACATAATTTCACACTCTATGTCACCCACTTTGAAGAAATACGTCTTGGTGGTGCGCATGAAATTACCACAGGGGCCGGGCGGAAACCAATCCAAGAACGTTTTAATTGTCGTATCCTGCAACTGACGCGCAGTCTCACGAACAATAGCTACACGGGATTTACGAATCCCCTGCTCATTAGGCTTTTGCATAGATGCACGCCTGACGACTTCAAACGAGCTGGCTACTGATTTACCAGAACCAACCGGTCCCATCAGGACACGCATCTTTGCATCAGAGTTCATAAACTCCGAACAGACTTTAGTCGGGGTATAGTTTATATCCATGTGCCGACTACCACACCAACAGCAAAGACCGCTGCGTATTTCATAATCTTAACTTTATGAAGTTCTACGCGTCTTTTCCACTCGTGAGGTGTATGACCGAAAATAATCATAAGCCCTCCTTTATTCTACAAGCAGTACATAATACTGCGTTGGCATACCTTTCTTTTTAAGAATCTTACTCTTAAACGATATACCTAATTTCATCAACTCGAATACGAAGTTATCGTAATCGACCAACGAGTCAAACCAACAAGACTTATATCCTTGGTACATACCACCGAACTTATCCATCATGTCCGAGCGTTGCTGCGTCCTCAATCGGTTCAGCATCGATGACAGTTGCTGTGTGCTGTTGCTCTCCGAGGTTGATTGTAATTTTGACTCCTCCACCTGCGCCCTCCGTAGTTACTTCATTGTTCTTTGGCTCAAGTCCTCCCCATTTTACAGTAGATTTAATGAGGTCGGCTTTGACCGCAGCAGAAACATCCGGATTGTGGATTAATGTCCAAGATGTTGTCAGCAGTTCCTCAGCCTGAGCGCGTGCTTTTAATTTAAAGGTCATACCCTTTTCACGAATCTCGTCGCGGTATGACTCGACCTTCTTTAAAAAGATGGGGTCTTTATTGAATACGAGTATGTCCTCAGCGGAAACTCCATGCCGAGTCTTTACTTCGTCCAGACTCTCACCGCTACCTTCGAGCATCAGTGCTGTGTCGAAAGCTAGTCGGTCAGACCATTTGGTATGTTTCAACGGTAATGTATCCATACTGAGGATTATGCCCAAAATTACGCGGCTGTCAAATTCATAGTGAAACTTTACACCTTCCTTTTTTCGACCTTTGTTATGAGAGGTTTACTTATATGGGGGCGGGGGGTCGGACGCAAGTCCAACTGCCCCCCCTCTGCCTGCCGAGTATATCATGAACCTCTAATGTATTTGGCACCTTTGAAACCCCTTATATACAGGCATACTTGACAAAACTGTAAACTTCTGGCACATTGGAATCATCGAAGCACAGACGCTTCGTACCGAACGCCCCACGGGCATTTGGGGCATAACTGGAGAAAACTACTATGAGTAGAATCTTTGAAGGTAATGTTAGCCTAGTTGCTAACACTAAGGGTGAGGTTGCACTTAAGCGTGATGCCTCTGGTAAGTGGAACGCAACAAACGCTAAGGAACTCTACGCTAAGGCGTTAGAGATTGCCAAGGCGAAGAAGATGCCACTTCACAAATGGTCATTCTTCAAGGCTGAAGGTGGGACGGATGTCCTCTTGATGGCGGATAGATACGGCAACCCCCGTATCACCATCCTACCACCTAAGGCTGAAGGCGCTACTAAGTCCAAAGTGACTAAGTTAGCATAACGCAACCGGCTGGGGAGCAATCCCCAGCCACCTAACCGGAGACAAGATATGTCAATGAAGGATATGAAACGCGAGTATCGAGTAGACTGGATTGAATGGGGCAACCTTTACTACAGACTCTACTACAGATTAGGTGACGCGATTAACTTCCTAGAGAAGATTCAAGCCGAACCAACTGTCGAAGATGCTCAGATAGTAAAGTTATAACCATGGAGGGGGCGAAAGTCCCCTCTTTCTTTTTGTTTATACCACAAACATTACATCTACACCGCAGGTTAAGCCTGCTTTTATTTTGTTGTAATTATATATCCCATTCGTCGGGGGGTTACGGCTCGTCCCTAACGGGTAATCGCGCGATTGAAAGCGACAGGTGTAAGGTAATGG